CTATAGTTGACGCTAATATTGATGTTGAAAGAAGAACTATTGAAACTATGAAAAAGGACAACAAGAACCGCAACCGATGGATGATCGCAATAGCGTTCGACATAGATAGGTGGAAGCGCAGAGAGAACAGGGTGGGCGTTAAGAATTTAGGAAGATTAATTAGAAAAGCATTAAACAATAAAGAAGATGACAACAATTGAAGAACAGTAGAACTTACTGTCCAGATGCTTTCCCATTCAAAGTAGTTCGTGCTGTTGATAATAGCAATAATGAATTAAGAGGTATTAAAATTTCATTTAATGAAAAAACAAAAAGTTTTACTTTTTTAAACCCAAGAATAATAATTGCATATAGAAATAAAGAAGATATTATAAAAATTAAGGAAACATTTATTACCTTTACATCGTAAGACAAGTTATGGAAGCATTTGAAAAAGCAAAATTAGCACTTAGACAATTTTTATTGGAAAATAAAGAAAAAGTGCGTGTTGACTTAGAAGATATGCGTTCTAAGTCTATTGGTAATGACATTTATAATTATGTGGTTAATTATTCAAATTCATTATCATTTTCAGATATTAATGTTGTTATTGAACCTATAGTTGACGCTAATATTGATGTTGAAAGAAGAACTATTGAAACTATGAAAAAGGACAACAAGAACCGCAACCGATGGATGATCGCAATAGCGTTCGACATAGATAGGTGGAAGCGCAGAGAGAACAGGGTGGGCGTTAAGAATTTAGGAAGATTAATTAGAAAAGCATTAAACAATAAAGAAGATGACAACAATTGAAGAACAGATTACAGAATTAAAAGCTAAATTAACTGGGAATATCTTTGAAGATGGAGAGTTGATGATGGAGATATACAACCTTAAAAAACAACTAAACCCTGAGATAGTAGATAATCCTGATTTAGATGATGATGAAAATGATTGCTTGTTCTGCGGTAGTTAATTAAATAGTATTATGAGAAGAGATGTAAATGAAATATTAAGGTTAATGCACGAGAATATCAATTTAATGCAATATTGTTTTAAAGATCTAATTGGTATGATGTATGCGAAAAAAATCATCACAGGGCTGGAGAGTTTAGATATTGATAATTATTTAGATAATTATTTACCTTATGAGAGTGAAGTCAATAGTACCTGGAATTATAATAATAGGTTAAATTGGTTAAAAAAACAAATAAAATGAAAGTAGAGTTATTAGATGTATTCGGGTCGGACGTTACAGTGTGTGACGTTGCCCGGGTAAGTTTTGACAAAAGAGCAGAACATTACACAACACAACACAACAATAGTTTATTATCTTATTTGGCACGCCACAGCCATTGGTCACCGTTTAGTCATCCAAAGGTTGTGTTTAGGTTGCAAGTCCCTATATACGTTGAGCGTCAATTAATCAAAACTCAAATAGGAGTTGAGTACAATTCTATATCAGGCAGATACGTAGATTTTAGTGATACATACACACTTATCAACGAATGGAGAACACAATCTAAAGATAGTAAGCAAGGCAGCGCAGAGCCTTTAGACATGTACGGACAGGAGGCTTGTAACGTTATCGAATATGAAGTCAAAGAGTTTTGTCAGAATGCCTATAAGAAGTTGATTGAGTTAGGAGTAAGCAAAGAACAAGCGAGAACAATACTACCACTGAATTTGAATACTACAATGATTTGGACAGGATCACTTTACGCATTCATCAGACTATGCAAGCAGCGTTTAAAGCCCGATGCGCAAGCAGAAACACGTGAAATAGTTTCCGAAATGTTACGACAATTAAAAGAAAATGGTAACTTTGCAGAGTCATTAAAGGTATTTGATTTATGAAGATAAAAGTTAGTACAAGAATAGTTTTCATATTCAAAGACTATGTTGTTAAAGTACCCATATCATTACGTGGGTACTTACAATGCATACAAGAGCGAAACGTGTGGGAAAAGTACAAGCATTTAGATTTGTTAGGCGAGTTGTATAGTTACAAGCGTGGAATCATTAAGATGAAACGTTATGATCCTATCGCATACGTGGACTACAACGATATAGCAAACGTAAAAGAATCTATTGAAGAGCTTAATATCGACAACTGCGACCTTTACAACAAAGCTAATTGGGGGCAACTGAATGGTAAACGATACCTAATTGACTATGGAGTTAATGAAGAGATAAGCAAAATGTATAATTTATGAAGACACTACTGAAAGCAATTAAGATGTTAGAGGCAGAAAACAAAGACCTCGAATATAAATTAGAAAGAGCAGAACTATTACTAAAAGTAACAATGGAACAAAACACAATGTTACGAAATGATTTAAAACTATTATCAGATGCAAAAAGGAACAAAGTTAAGATGTATTGAAAAACACTTTGCCAATGTAACCTATGGTAAAGTGTACGACGTTGTAAAGCAAGATAAGAGTTACACGTGGATAGTTAACGACAAAGGAGATGAGCAATCATTTGATACAGTTGAATTATACTTTGAAGTAGTAACCGACAACGCACCGTCGCATTACAATAATGAGAAAGGCAGCCTTTACAAATTTGCCGAAGACCATGGACTAAATGCATATGAATTCGATTTGTGCAAACGTATCATAAGATGCAGAAAAAAAGGTAACTTTGTACAAGACCTTGAGAAGACAAAATTTTTAATTGATTTATATTTAAAAGAATGGAAAGAGAAATAATAAATTGGGCAAAGGCTCGAAAGTTAGATAACCCAGACAATAAGTTCCAACAGCTTGCAAAGGTGTATGAGGAAGTAGGGGAATTATCTTCAGCAATACTAAAGAAGGATATAGCAGAAACAATCGATGCGCTTGGAGATACTTACATCACACTTGTTATATTAGCTAATCAAATGGGTTATTCATTAGAAGATTGTGCAAAACGTGCCTTTAAAGTTATTGAATACCGAAAAGGTAAAACAATTAACGGAACGTTTATAAAAGAATGATTATGGCTAAAAAGAAAAAAGTAATTATGTATAAATATAAAGGAGAAATAATAAAATTCACAGGTTTAATGTACGACGGAAAGTATTGTTTCTCTGGATTTATTCCTAATAAATTATTGCTCTTATCTAAGGAAGAATGTGGAATTTTAGAGCTTGCATAAAATAGTAATTTGTATACCCTTGCAGCAATTGTTGTAAGGGTATTTTTGTTTATACACATGGATTTAAAAGAAGTAGCACAATACCACGACGAATGGGTGCGAATAGTTAAACGTTTTGGAGCTAAGACCGAAGCGGAGGACATAGTACAAGATATGTATATTCGTTTTCATAAGTATGGCAAAGGTCAAGTAGTAACCAAGTCGTTCATTTGGATAATGCTTCGTAACATCTTTTTTGACTATTGCAAGCGTGAAATATCAATGGTTGATATTGACCTAATGGTTGACCTATCAGAGGACGAAAACAACAAAACCTATGAAATTGAGTTATACTATCAGAGCGTGGAAGATGAAATAAAAACATGGGAATGGTTCGACCAACAACTATTTTTATTATATTTACGGAGCGGAAAAAGTATGCGTGAACTTGAAAAGGAAACTAAAATTAGTTTGACCTCGATTTTTCACACAATTAAAAAATGTAAAAGAAAATTAAAGATATGGCAAAAAGAGTATCAAAGGGATTTGGCGATACAGTAGCTAAATTTACAGAGGCAACGGGAATAGACAAAGTAGTTCATTTCATTGCTGGAGAGGATTGTGGATGCGATAAACGTAAAGAGAAACTAAACAAAATGTTTCCCTACAAAACACCTGAATGTCTTACAGAAGTAGAACACGAACATCTAACTAACTTACTACCTAAAATGACTGTGAGGGTTAGACCTTCAGATCAATTACAATTTCTAAAAGTTTATAACAGAGTATTTAAAACCAATGAGCAACCAACTTCATGCGCTTCATGTTTAAACGATATGCTTCGTAAAATGAAACAAGTGTATAACGCTTATGAAGATGAGGGTGCGTTTTTAGGGTAATCGAATAATCAAAACTTTTTTCGATGGCAGGCAAAGGAGGAGCAATACCAGGAGCAGGGAGAAAACCAGTAGCAGATGAACAGAAAACGAATAATATATTCTTAGCTGCTATAAAACAAATAAAGTCAGTTAATACAGACGATGAAGCTCGAATTGAATTAGCAAAAGATTTGTTAACGTTTGAACGTGGTAAAATATTTATATCTGAACATTTGTTTGGTAAAGCAAAAGAAAGGATTGAATCTGATGTTAACGTTACTACAATGAATTTAAAAGACATTATAAGTTTTGGTAGTACTGAATCCGAAATATAAAG